CAAGAATACCTTGAGCGTGGCCGTGGTTAGAACACTAGCCAGATTTGGGCTTTGATACATCACTTGCAAAATCTCTTGAAACTTTACATCGAAAGTTGATCTTGTGGTTGTGTCTGCCCTAGTCGCATAGGTGATTGTAGCTGGGCAACGAAATACGCCAGAATAGGGTATGATTTCTTCCGAGCTTATGGAGACTTGAATAACTATATTTGGCAGTAGACGCTGGCCTTCGGTGTCGCTCTTGTAGATATTGACGCCAGAAATGCCTGCTAGGGCTGTTGCCAGCCCATTCTCAATCTGACGCTCGATTGAGATCATTAGGTCGTTGGGTCAGCTATATCGATAGTGTAGCTAACTCCATCTGCACTTTGTTGATAGCCAGCAATCATCCTCTCTGCCGTTCCTACTGTTATATAAGCCCCAATAGTTACTGGCGAGGAAATAGCCGATGCTGGCACAACCATACTTTGCGTAACCCTCAAAATCTCTCCACCCACATCTAGTTCTTGTGCAATCGTTAAGTCGGTAATAGAGGCAGATACAGCAGAAGAACCAAGCCCGGTTACAACTGTATATAGGTCTCCGATCATATTTGTAAGATCGGTTGAGAAATAGGTGGTATCGATTGTCCCCGCCATAAACCCACCCCTTATGTCAATTTATCTCTACGCTATCCCAGATAAAGATATTATCCTTATCAAATGGCTCGATTGTTTGCGGAAAATACACAACCTTACTTTCTTTCCTAACCCCAGCGGCGATTGCCATTTGACCACTATCTATTGACCAAAACTCATTAGCCCCTCTTATTGCCCTAGCCATCTCTGATATGTTGGGGGCTGTGTAAGTTTGCAATCCCCTAATCTCTGTACCCTCTTGGCATAGGACAAAGAAGTTATTTTCCCCGCACTTCTTCCTTGCCTCAACGATGATTTGTAGGGGGTCTCGCTTGTGACCTTGGCTTATCCCAAAGGGGGCAACCATATTATAGGTTTCTGGAAGCCCCTTGGCTGGGGCATCGTCTAGCTTATCGAACAGAATATCTTTTGGGTCTGCCTTGTTAATGTCTGGGTGGGCATACACAAACTCTGTCCAAGTCTTATTTGAGAAACGATATTGTTGGTATTTGTTAGGCCAAATCTCAAGGTCTATCACATCGCCCCTATTGCCAGCCTTTACATAGGAAACCATTTCAAAGATGCCGTGGTATTGGGGTAGGCAATCAAAGAATACCTCGTGGCCTTGGTCGGCAAGATATTTGCAAGCTGGGAGGCAACGAATAATATCACCCATCCTCTGTGAGTATTTGATTGTTTTAGCAGTCATCAGCTACGCTCTTATCGTGTAGGTGCGGGAAGTATTCACTCAATCGAACTGGGCCGATTGTCTTTTGCAATTCTTTCCACCCATCCACCAGCCCCTTGTAGCCATAAAAATCCTCCTTAAACTCAACTTGTTTCTGGATTGCGTAGGCATAATGGTTGAATACCAGCCCCCAAGTTTCAGTCACTCCCCTTGGAACTAGGCGAGACTGGATGTTTAGGCGGGGGGGTTCGTGACTTGTGAAGCAAACATTTTTTCCCCACTTCCAAGCCCTCATCCACTCATACCAGTTTGAGCCATAGCCCTCTCTGGTGACTACTCGCTTATTTTCTCCCACAAAGAAGTTACAATGGAACTGCATCGTTGCCCCATCCTCTGCCCCTTTGAGGCATTCATAGATTCCCTCGATCTGTTCTGCCCTCCACATTTCGTCAGCGTCCACCTCCATTACAACCCCATCATCCACGCCAAATAGGGCTTGCTGAATCATCTCTAGCTTTCCGTTAAAGGGCTTGCCTTGCGAATGAACAATCACATTCCCGCCTTGGATGCTTTTAAGATATTCGTGTGTTCCGTCTATGCTCTTGAAATCCTTGTGCCATTTGTCGGGGATTTGCTTACACCAGCGGGTGCATCCTAGTGGCTCGGCCACTCCTTCTACAATCCTCCATTGCCAAGGAATCTTGAGCTTCTGAAACTCTGCAAGATGCTTCTCGATGAAGGGCATCCCGTTGAGGACGATGGTGAAGATGGTTAGCATAACTGGAATATGGCCGCCCCATTACGAACAGACCAATCCTCCCAGAGCAGTTTCCCAAATCCCTTGAGCTTGTTGTAGTTTGCCAAGTTCTTAATGTCGTTCACATCGTCTAGGGCGATGATTGCCTTCTCTGCTAGGAACGGCCTTACGCAACGAAGTTCAGCCTCACCAGAAAAGGGCGAGCCATCAATCAGCACAAAGTTAAAATCAACATTATGCTCAAAGTGGATGTCCTCGATTGCGTTGGTGCTGTAAGGTTCGGCAGATTCAACGCATTCGTGATACCACCCAAGAACTTGATCTAGGGGATATTGATTGAGATTTGTTTTATTTGTTCCGTAAAACTCTGCCACATCTAGTTGGTTCATCCAGAGTTTAGAAAGGGTTGCAGTTCCATTGATGGCAACGCCCCCCCTTGCAGATAGATTCATTGAGTGCCTTCCGATGCGGTCTGGGTGGTTCTCGATGCTGAATAGCTTTTTCGTCCTAATACATTGAGTCGAGCCATCCCCAGTTCCTCCCCCGATTTCTAGGCCAACATCTAATCCCTCGCTATACTTTGCAAGGGCTTTTCCAAAAGAATCGTGAATGGTTACTTCTTGCATTTCACCATTTCTGCTAATGCTTTTTTGATTGCATACTCAATCACGGCTTCTGGGTCGTGCTTTAATGCCAGCATTCCAGCTTCATACAATTCCTTCCCCGCCTTATCATCATAGGTAATATCGACTAGGACATACCTTGTTTTGTCTGTGCGAGATTTCCCAAAAGTAATTATACCAAGCCCCCCAGTATTCTCTCCCTTTTTAGCTTTTCTACACCCAATTATTTGCTTTGCGTTTTTCATATATGGATTTTCCTTTTTCGTAAAACTCTGGCTTATTGTGGTTCTTTAACTGCTCGTCTGGGTTGCCCCCCGCAAACATAGGGTTCTCGTGCCTAAACACCAAGTCCCTAGCCTCAATCACGCAATCATCAGCATAGGCTCTTTCCGTGAACTCGTTGTCGGAGTATATGCCGTCCGAATCTTGGTAGCTTGGGTGAAACATATATCCCCCCTGCTTCCGTAGCCTCTTTTGCGTTAGGATAGCCATACAAAGGAGTTTATCGGTTCGGAGGCCATCTGATACTGCCAGCACTCTTTCGGCCTCTAGGTTGTCGATTCTGCTCAAAATTAGGGCATCCCAGTACCTCGGCGGACTCCAATCATCGCTCATTTGCACAATAACCTCGCTTTTTGCCATCTTTGCCCCCTCGTTCCAAGCATTGATAATTCCACCCGGATTAACCCTTTTGCCCTCGTGTGGAGTGTAATCAACTGCCTCATCGTGATCGACCATAAACAACCACTCAACTGCTAGGGGTTCTTTCGCCAAGGCCAGCCACTGCATCTTCCGCTGGAAGGCTAACTGTGGACGGCCTCTCGTGGCGTGGACAATGCTTATCTTGGGCTTGGGATACATATTCACCAGCTTGGCTACTTCCTCTTTTTGGCCGTAGCATATAGAGGCCATTCGGTATCCATCAAGGGCTTGCCATTCATAGATTGCGTGTACTTGATTCCAGTAGTGAAGATTTGGCTTAGGCATAGCCATACAAGCCCTTCCAGAATGCCAAGCCTTTGCCCAATCCCCCCTTGCGGAATACTCTGCCATCAAATAAAAGTAAGCCTCCCTGCGGATAGGATTAACCCCAATAGCTTCCCCTAAATATCTAAATCGCTTCTCGTTGGGTGAGCATCTCCCAAGGTTACACAGAAGCTCATATTTAAGAGTCTCGTCTAGGTCTGGGAATGCCAAGGCTCTTTCCCCCACCTCAATCGCTTTATCCACTTGCCCCCTCAAGAAAAACTCTTGGTGCTGATAATAAAGATTGAATGGGGTAGAGGTTAGCTCGTCTGCTAGGATGCGATGGTTTCTATCTGCCGAATCTGCCTTGCTTGTAATCGGGCGATGAATCCTAAATATCTTATCAATCGCCAATAGCTTATTTTTGTCGTTCGGCTCAAGGGCTTCGTGAACTCTGTTCCTCCATCTACCGCATCCCTTACGCAAGGCCATCTCTCGAATAGGATTCAACCCGGCGTTCTCAACTAGATACCTAAAGCAAAGAATTTCAGCCCCCACTTTTTCTGCTTGTTCCAATCCCTCCTCTAAAACCTTCTCCCCGTCCTCTGCCATTACATCATCGGCATCTACCCAAATAGACCACTCGTTCTTACAAGCATCTAGGGCTGTGTTTCTAGCAGAAGCAAAATCGTCTATGTGAGGCCAATCAGTTTTCTTATTCTTGTAATGAATGACTTTAGCCCCAAGCGAAAGGGCGATCTCTTCTGTTTTGTCTGGCGTAGCTGACCCCCTAGCCATACATACAATAATTTCTTCTGCGATGGGCTTAAAAGATTCAATGACTCGCTTAATGTGGGCTTCTTCATTTCCAGCGATTAGGTAAAGGGAAATAGGGATTTTCATTTCAACTAGGATTTCTATCTGCTAGAGGATGTCAATTAAAAGAAAAAGGGGGAGCAGGTTATTCACCCACTCCCCCTTCTTCAGAGGAAACAACCAACAATCTTTAGGCGAAGTTGGTGGTGATACGAACCGCCGCATTGGGGTCAATCACGACCTCATCGGTGTTCATACGCACACGCAACACTTGGCTACGGCGAGCTTCGTCACGATAGCTTTCGCTAACGAAACCACCGGCCGAGTCACCCGACCAGACCAAGGTGCGTCCGATACCACCAGCGGTGAACTCACCACCAGCAATCTGACCCACAACGATCTTGGTGTCTGGAACAACGAACGAACCAGAGTAGGCTTTGTTCTTGCCAGCAGTATTGATCGCCGCACGACCAACGAGGAGGCTTTGTACTCCAAGGGCGGCCGCAATTTCAGCTTCGCTCAACAACCGAGCACCAGTATTGGAGATAACTCCGAAAAACTGATTCTGTAGGAGGGT